TTCGCCCGAATATCTGGTAAGGGGCGGCCATGTACGACCAAGGTTCCATGGACAGAATTGGCAGGCTCATGAGCCTGCGCGACCTCGTTACGGCCGGGCAGATGGCGCCCGACGCCGCTCCTTTGCCAATGAATACGCTGCGCAACAACACGACTGGCGCAGAGTATCAGTTCGAGTCCTCTCCGCAGGGCGGCGCGGGCCGGCAAAGCCCGCAGCTCGACTACTCGCAGCCAATCGAAATTTTTGGGCAGGGAAAAGGCTACGCGATCAAAGGGCAGCCGCTATCAGCGATGATCAACGGCCGGCGCGTGGATTACGGTGTCGATAGCGACAAGTCTCAAGCTATGACGCAGGCAGCACAGGATCGCGCACTCAAGCTTGAGCAGGTGCAGCAGGGGCTTGACGCTGGCGCGCTGGACATCGCAAAAAAGCGCATGGAAAATTCAGCAATGCAATCGACTGGAGGAGCAAAGCCGCTTACCGAGTCGCAAGGCAAGGCGGCAGGGTTCGGAGTGCGAGCAAACGACGCGGACTCAATCATTCGAGATATTGGCGGCAGCGGCGATGTGCAGCCTGGGCTTATCAAACGGACTGCAGAAGCTGTGCCGTTCGTTGGCGACGCTCTCGGAACGCTGACAAACTGGACGCAAAGCGAACCGCAGCAAAAGGTCGAGCAGGCGCAGAGGAACTTTATCAATGCCGTTCTTCGTCGAGAGTCTGGCGCGGCGATTGGTTCCGAGGAGTTCGACAACGCGAGAACGCAGTATTTCCCGCAGCCAGGAGACGCACCGGAAACTGTGGCGCAAAAAGAAATGAATCGCCAAGCAACTATTGCGGCCATGAAAACAGAGTCCGGCCACGGCTACGAACAGGCGCGCGCAGAATTCGAGGCGCGCAAGGCGGCCATTTCCGGCGACAGGAAAGCCACGGCCGGCGCTGGCGGAAACACAGTAGCTCTGCCTGATGGCCAAGTGCTGACATTCCCGAGCGCAGCGCACGCGGACGGATTTCGGAAGGCAGCCGGTCTATGAGCGGATACGGAGAAGTGGCCAAGCAGTTCGGAGGGCAACCGGCCGCGCCTACCGCGGCGCCGTCGCCAGACTACAGCGGACTGGCGGCAAAGTTCGGCGGCAAGGTTGACACGGCAAAGCAAGCGGCTACCGACGCCTACCAGGGCGCGGCCAATTGGTTCGCCGAGACGTTCGGCCCGAGCGGCAACCTCCGCGGATCGGCGATCGGCGGCGTGATGCAGGGCATGGCTGACCCGGTTGTTGGAGCGGTGCAGTTCGCTGCAAATCTGCCAGGCATCCGGTCGCTGGCCGGCGATAGCGTGAATTCTGGAATCAAAGCCAAAGAGGCAGAGTACGAAGCTGCTCGGGCCAGCGCTGGCCGCGACGGGTTCGACGCTGCGCGCTTCGCCGGATACCTCGCAGCGCCGAGTAATGTTGCGCTCGCTTCGCGCATCCCGGCCGCTGCGGGATTCCTTGGTCGGGCCGGAACAGGCGCAGCGGTCGGCGCAGTCGGAGCGGCAGCAACGCCCGAAACCGACACGGAAAACTATTGGAGCAAGACGGCCGGGAAAGCTGCCGTTGGCGGCGCCGCTGGGGCTGTGCTGGCGCCCGTTGCCGGCGCAGTAGGGGATAGGATCGGGCGCATGTTTCAAGGCTCTGGCGCCCCTCCTGCGGGCGGCCTTCCGCCGATTGCCGGAGCGCCAGGCACGCACGCTGCAGACGAGGCCATCGCGCGCGCTGCCGCGGAGGCCGGCCAGACGATTGACGACATCCCGCAGTCGGTCTTGTACCAGCTTCGCGCGCAGGCGCAGCATGCACTATCGCAGAATCAAACGCTCGACACGGCCGCCGCGCTGCGCAAGGCGGATTTCGAGGCGCTCGGTCAGCAACCTCTGCTCGGGCAAATCACCCGGGATCCCATGCAGTTCGCCCGCGAGAAGAATTTGCGCGGTATTGCCGGCGCAGGCGAGCCGATCGCCGCGCGCCTTGCAGGGCAGACGGAGGGCCTGAGCCGCACGCTTGGCGGTTTCGCGCAAGGGGCGGACGAGGCTTTCGCCGGAGGGCAGAAGATCGCCCGCGGCCTGGGCTCGATTGATGCGCGCGCTCGCGGCGTGGTCGATGACGCATACAACGCAGCCCGGGGCTCGGCCGGGCGCTATGTCGACCTGGATAACGTGGGATTCGTGAAGGCTGCGAATGATGCGCTTGACGATGGCATGCTAGGCCATTACCTGCCGGCACAGGTGCGCAACATGCTCAATGACGTGTCGACGGGAAAAATCCCGCTGAACGTAAATACGGCGGTGCAGATGGATTCAGTTCTATCGGCAGCGCAGCGCGGAGCATTGCCGGCAGAGCGAAAGGCGCTCGGCGCTGTCCGTGATGCGCTCAACGGAGCGAGCCCTGCAAACAACACCGGCGCCGATGCGCTGGCAGCATTCCAGGGCGCGCGCAAGCTGGCCGCGGAGCGATTCAAACTGCACGAGGCCATCCCCGCACTGAAAGCCGCCGCAAACGGCGACGTTCCGGCTGATGACTTCGTTCGGAAGTTCATCATCAACGGCGACGCGCTCGAACTGCGTGGCATGGCCAAGTTGCTGAAAGGCCATGCACCGGAAGCGTATCAGCAGGCGCGCGCTCAGATCGGCGCAGAGCTTCGCCGGGCTGGATTCGGCGAGAACATCGCCGGCGACAAGCCGTTTTCTCAGGAGCGGTTCAACGTCAAGCTGCGGCAGATGGGAGCGGCCAGGCTTCAGGCGTTTTTCACGCCAGAGGAAATCGCCACCTTGCGCACGGTCGGACGGGTTGGGGCGTACATGGAAAGCCCGCCAGCGGGATCGGCGGTGAACTTCAGCAACTCCGGGTCGGCGGTGGCCAACGTCGCGCAAGCGGCGGCGCCCGGCATCCTCGGGCAGATTGTCGGCGGGGCACGGTGGGCGGCCAGGGCGGCGGGAAACAATGCAGCGGTCGGAAAAGCCATGCGCGCTGACGTGCCGAGAGCCGCCAGCGGAACGCCTTCTCGGTCGCGGCGCCTGAACGAACTGTTGCTAATCGGTAGCGCCGCGACAGGGGCCTCCGCAGGGCGCTAGATTCCGGCCTTTTTCCTGCGGCGCTCCTCGCGCTTCTGCTTTTGATACCAGAGCGCGTCGTCGTTGAGCGAGTTCCCGGTCAAGATGCGATACAGAGCGTGCACCACGACACCAAGAACGAAGACGATCGCCAGACGAATGAAAACATGCTCCCAGTTCATGTGCTTGCCTACGAGGTAGAAAAGTGACGGTCATTGTATCCCCGCCAGTGCCGAAATCAGATCAGAGGTTTGACGACTGGATGTATTTGTTCTGGAAACGAGTCTTTGAGGCGATTGCCGGCTCCGGAGGAGGGCCGGTGGACCTAACGGATTATGCGTACCTTCCGGGGCGCGTTGGAGGGCAGCTGCTTCACGGCGGCGCAAACAATGACGACGCGCTAATCCTTCAAGGAACGGCGGGAACGAGCGGAGACACGGCAGATGCAATTCTGCTGAAAACTGGCACCGCAGGCGACCAGACTGCCGTCAAGGTTCGCGGAGATGGGTCCGTAGCAATAAACGGCGACTACGACGGAACGTATGGAATGCCCACGGCGATAAGCGGCGGCGCGCTGTTCCATGGCGGAAACGGAGAGATTGGCATGCTCAGCGTTACAACAGACACCATAGCCGCCGGGTTTTTTAATCTAGGTGAGTATGTAGTGAATATAGGTCAGAACGCCACCCAAACAAGCAACATCGGCGCGGGCGCCTTGCTTTCTATCTATAAAAATCAAGACATGAACGGATACGACAATCTTGCAGGGATGATTGACCTTCATGATAGTCCGTCGGGAACAGGAAACAGAACCAACGTCACGGTAAGCATAAAAATCGACAGCATAATAAGGGCGCGCTTGTACCCAAGAATCCCAGACGGGACGATAGGCGAGGCGTACCTGTTTGACACGAAAACAGAAATCACGCAGACGGACACAAAGCTATTATCAATAAAGAATTCAGGCGTTACAAAGTTTTCAGTTGACTGTAACGGCATGCTGTTTTGTGACAGCATCCCAGAGTACACGGACAACGCAGACGCCGTGTCTGACGGGCTTGTCGTAGGGAACGTCTACCACACAGGCGGCGACTTGAAGATCGTCATCTGATGACAAGCGAGCAGGAGGAAATGCACCGCATGTTGACGGTGCGCGTAAATGCTCTTTCTGACGACGTCGATAGGTTTCGGACAGAACTCGGGAAGGTCGCCGACCGAGCCGAGCAGGCGGACCGCAAGCTCGCCGACGAAATGGCAGAGGCGCTGGTAAAGGTCCACGACAAGCTCGATCAGACTATCGCCCAGCAGGCGGCCAGGCACGCCGATCAGGCAATCCAGATGTCGCGGCTGCAGTCGTCTATTGACAAGCTCGACATGGACCTGAAGGAACCTATGGAGGCGTGGAAAACGGCCAAGTACGGGTCGAAGGCGGCTGCGTTTCTGGCGTCAATTGCGAAAGCGATAGGACCAATACTGATTGCCGCGATTGTCGGAATCGGTGCGCTGCAGACAAAAATGCTGGTTGACATCAAGACTGAAATCAAGCCCGACGTAAAAACAACAAGCAGCGCAGCAAGGGCGGGCGGAGAATGAAGCCGATCTTCTACGGGATACTGATTGGCCTGTGCATTGCCATGCTTCCGATCATCGCATCGGCAGAAGGCGCCCCGCTAGGCTTGAATGCCGGCGCCTGGGCCGCTTCTGCGGCCTCGGCCGGAGCGTCGGCCGGGGTGTCAGTGAAAACGGCGCAGACGGCCGCGCAGCAGGTCGCAGTAACATTGAATCAGCCGGCGCCTGCGGCATCTGGTAGCGGCGGCAAGGAAACGACAGTCAGAACCGTGCCAGACGCCTACGCTCCGACGATGAACGCCACTGCGCCATGTAGGATTTCGGTATCGGCCGGCGTGGCGGTCATCGGCATCGGGGTGTCGGGTGGCGGGAGCGTCGAAGACGACCCGTGCAACCTCCGCGAGACTGCGCGCCTACTCGACGGCATCGGGCAGCGGGAAGCGGCTGCGCGGGTCATGTGCAACGATCGGCGGGCGGCTGAGGCTCTTGGCGAAAGTATCTGTCCGTCGATCGGCGACCGGGAGCGCTCGACCTCTCCACTTCAAAGCCAAGCCACAACAGGCCGTGGCCAGCCAATCTGCGATCAGGCGGCCCGGTTCGACGATCCGCTACTTGCGGATCGGAACGGCTGCCGGTAGTCGCTGCCTCATACTGATCGCCGGTTATTTCGTAGTACCTTGGGCTTGGCGACGTTTCCATCGCGCACAATCTGCCTGTTTCGCCGTGCTGCCAATATCTCATCACGAAATCACTTTCTCTAGCATTTTCTGCGCCTTGCTTGGCTTCGTCCACCAGTGATGGTGAGTCGGTCGCCATCCTCGTAACCATAGGGCGATCCGCGCAACCTGGCTGTCGGGGGTCTGCGCAAAGGCGCGTCCGTACCGCCCGATCCTGATATGCCACACATTCATTACGGCTAGCCTTCGCCGCCCGCATTTCGTCATCATCGACGCTCTCCACAACGTGCTGCGCGAAGTCCGCGAGCAAGTCCAGCCGCCGCCGCATGTTGTCGCTCTCGGCGCTTCCTGGTGGGGCGATCATCAGTAGATCGCCAAGCGTCGACTTGTGCGCCAGCGCGCGGATTGTTTCCAGCCACTCTCTGTTCATCACGTCACCAATCTGCCTTGGCGCATCTCGTCTCCGATAATTTCCTCAGCATCTGCCCGAGCCTCTGCGATCCTTTCACATTGACAATTCGGCAGTCCGGTAGCTGCTTGGATGTCGTGGTCGTGCGTGCGGTCCATCACTGCCGACAGCGCCCTTGCCATACGAAGGCAGCGCGCTTTCCACAGGTCCTTCTCGTTCGCGAATTGACTCATCGTTTCCATTTCGTCATTCCTCGCATCTGCGCTGCCACTGAGCGCGTGACCGGCGGTTAAATTCGGCAATGATCTGCTCTGCCAGTTCATGCGGAACAAGGTCTTTTATCACCCTGGCGGCAAGGATCGAGTCGCCGAAACCTCTGGCAGCCTCGAAAATTGTTGCCGCCATCTTTGGCGGGTTCCGGCGCTCGTGGCAATGGCCGTGAGCGTGCCCGCCGTCACCGTCCGAGACGAACAGATTCTGATCGTCTATCGGCTTCCCGCAAATGCTGCAATCGTTCATTTCATCACCTTTGCAATTGACCGTTAGGAATTCGGTTTGACAAGATCAACATTGGCCCGCATTCGTGCGCCGCCGCGCTCGTCAGCATAGTCGAGCGCAAAAGTTACTTTTCGCACCTTCCAGACTTTTTTTCTGATGCTTATCATGTCTCCGGTTTGCGGAACCATTGACGAAAGCGCATGGGCTATCGCCGTATCCCCGTCGTAAAACTCTATTGTGTCGTTGTTGGCCATTCCTATACCTCTCGTCATGTGCTGCTGTTAGTAGTCATCACGCTCTACCAGTAATTCGCGCTGACCAGTATCTCGGCGCTGCAATTGTGCTTTTCGCACACAGCTTTCGCCCACTCGTTCCGCTGCCGTTGTGGTGCATTTCGGCGCCTCTATTTATGGCCTCGTTGATGGCCTCATCAAGCGACTCGGCATCCACGTCCGTATAGGCGCTACCGTTTGTCCGTCGAGCGGCGACCAGCAACCATCCGCCGGCGAGTATACGCAACGCCAGGAGGCAAGATCACATAGCCAGGCCACGCAAGAAGCCTGCGATCAGGCGGCCCGGTTCGACGATCCGCTACTTGCGGATCGGAACGGCTGCCGGTAGTCGCGGAATCTTCATTGGCGCAGAATAGCCGATCCATTTCCGCGTGCTGCGAGCTTTTGAAGTTCAGCGGGTTCGAGTCTTCCCATTCGCCAATGTCGCGCACATCTACTGACAGCACGGACGGCGAAATGCAGCGGTTCGGATACTTTGCCTCTTCAATCGTGCGCCTCACACCGCACGGACCAAGGTCGTCGAAATCGACAACGGCCAGAACAATTTTCATCACGTTCATTTTATCGCCTTTGCAATTTGCTGTTAGCACGCTACCCATTCGGCCATTCCTACAAGTTCCATTTCTTCCCATTTTGCTCGGTAGTAGGCTTGCCCTCCTGGTTTTCCGTCTGAGCCAAGTCCCTGAATATATCCTTGAGCCCCAAACACTTTTTGCTCAGTCACAACCATGAAGCAGGCTGAGAACATCTTGTTCACAACGGTTTCCGGGTTCAATTGAACAAGTTGGCCATTTTTCAACTCTTGCTTTTCCATTCTATCTACCTCTCGTCATGTGCTGCTGTTAGGAATCCGCCGCTACCAGTAATTCGCGCTGACAAGTATCTCGGCGCTGCAATTGTGCTTTTCGCACACCGCTTTCGCCCACTCATCTAGTGCAACCTTTTGCGCCTCAAGGTCGGCCCACTTGATCGTTTCGCCGTATCCGTAAGTCACCAGAGAGAGGACGTAGATCGTTCCTTCTGGCAGACCAAGCTGATTGCTTTCGTCATAGTCATCTTCCATAACTCCGTGCTGGTGGTAGTTTTTATCGCCAATCTTGAACGATCCATCGCTATCAATTCCAGCATCTTCCAGAATGGCCCGGTACGTCTTTCTTGCCAGGCCGTCAGGGGTTAGCGACAAGATCAGCATTGCGTTGGGGTGACAGCTCATTTCAATCCTTTCGTCATCGCCATGTCACTAACCTCAAAAAATCAGACCGACCACACAACCGTATGCGTTCTCGTGCTCGTTTTCGCGT